CAATCGACGGCGGCACGGAAGGGATACGACCGCGCCCCAATCCGAACGCGGCCATCTTCGATCACGCCGCGCATGGCTTGCTGTTCTCTCGGTTTCATGCCTTGGCGGATGGTTGCCATGAGTCCTTGGATGCCATTCATCTAATACCACCTCGTCATCTTGATCGTCTGCCGCAGGCTGCGCGGCGTGAGTTCCACGGTATTCGACACGAGGAAATACTCGTTCCCCTCGAAGCGGATGCGCTCGGTAAAATCCACGACATGCTGGATGTCGGGAACGCCATTTCGAATCCGTGCTTGAATGTCCAGCGTAATCGTTTCCTGCGTCTTTCGGTTGAGCCATGCCATCTCGCGGGAAAGCAGGGCGAGGTAGTCGTTGCCCTTGACGGGAAACTCGGAGCTCCCGATCGGCGTCCACGATTGCCCTTCGTCCTCGCTCGAACGGTATGTCCCGCCGAGACCGAGGTTCGACTGCTCGATGGTGTACTGGCTGGCCTTGCCGCCTGATTTTCCCTGCGAAAGCGAACTGCCGACGAGCTCTCCGTCCTCGTAGACGGTCGTGCCATACCAGCCGCCGCCGAGCGGCGCGTGATACGTCACGCGGTCGGTGAAGTTCTTGTTGTCCCAGTCCTTCCAGTCGTAGCGGTCATGGACGCGGCCATCGTCGATGGCGTCGGTTGCGTGCTCCTGTTCGCAGAAAAGATAGTAGTCATTTGCCGTTGTGGCGTACGCATAATGCGTAATGCTCGTGGAGCCGTCCGTGTTGTGCGTCTGCTTCGCAATCAGGTAGCCGTCAGCGTAGGCGTAGTGCGCGTAGCCGTTGTCGCTCGTCTCGTCCACGAGGTAGCCGTTCCGATAGGTGCGCGTGATGTTCTGGAAGGAAATCGTGCCGCTGAAGGGAATCGGCTCCTCATCTTCCTCGTTGTGTGCCGGGTTGTTCGGGCTGTCGTTGTTCCCGCTGCTCCAGACGGAGCGCACAATCTTCCGCTCGATGGTCGGTCGGCCGTGCGGCCAGTCCGTGATGTCGATGGTACTCGTCTCCTGCCCGCGCTGGATGACATGGAGCGTATTGCCGCGCAGGAACACATTGACCTGCCGATGCGGCAGGCGCGATGTCCAGCCGAACAGCGACGAGACGAAGTCTTGATACGTCATGCCGCTATGCTCATAGTTCTGCGACGGGATGAAGTTGTCGCAGTGAAAGCTGAGCTCCCATCCCATTGCCCGCGCAATCTCGTAGGCATAGTACAGGACTTGCGCCTCCTTGACCGTGATGAAGATGGACGTGTAGAGCAGCGCGTCGCGGTCATACATGCCTTTCACGCTCTGCACGAGGTCGCGCTGCGAGATTTCTTCGACGAGGAAGTGGAAATGGTAGTCCATGAGCTGCCCTTCGATAGCGGCCCCGATAACAAACGGGCGGACGGTCTCGAGCTGGAACGTGTCGGAAAGCGTCAGTTCCCCGAGCGTGAACAAAAGAGAACGGATGCCGTTCGTGCGGAGCGGTTCGAGGAAATGATGTTCTCCCTCTTCCCGTTCCTCTGTCACGCAGTCCAAGCGGTACGGGACACGCAGCTGCGTGTCGGCCTTGACCGTCACGCGGTTCTTGAGCGTGCGGCGCGTGTCCCCGATCGCGGAGGCTGGCACGGCGACCTTGCGATGCGTATCCCATTCCGCCTTGACCGTCTGCGAAAGATTCCTCTGAAGGTCGAAGCATACGTGGGCAATGCCGACATCCCTGCGCGTGTCGAAAACCGACCTCACATCATGGATGCGGTCATTCGTGAGCGTTCGCGCCGTGTCAAAATTTATCTTCGCAACGGGCGCGTAGACCTGCCGTTCGGTGTCGGCAGCCACTTGCACAGGCAAGTCGCGCCGTGTATCTGCCAGAACGCTCACGATGAGGTCACGCCGCGTATCTGCTGTGACTTTCGTCTTCGGTGCGGCTTCGACACAAGTGACGAAAACCGCAGGCTGAATCTTCGTCTTCCCCATCACAATCGCGGAAAGATACACGGCTGGCCGCAGCAGCAGCTTGCCCGCCAGGATGCCCGAAACATACACGGATGGTTTCAGCTGGATGCCCATGTCATTTGCTCCCCGCTTTCCAGCCGACCGAAAGTCCAGCCAGTTCCGAAAGCTTCATGGAGACTGGCCGCACGGCGCAAGCGGCTCCCGTCGCGTCCAGCCCGACCTCGGTGCTTCCATATTCCGTAACAGTATCGCCCTGTTTTTCGATGTGCGTGAGCTGGTTGAGCGCCTCCGTCCGGCAGGCAGGCGAAGCGACGGAAAGGATGCCCGTCACGTCCGAAGTTGCTCCATGCGCCTCGAGAAGCGCTGGAACATCGAGCTCCTGCAACAGCGTCTGCCCGACTTCTGACGTCGTGTATGTCCCGTCACCGTTGTCTGTCATGTCCGTCGTGACAGATTTGACAGGCACGCGTACGAGGCTTTCCCGCATATCGAATGGCTCGTCGGACAGGAGGATGCTCGAGAGCGGCGCGATGGCATTGCTGCTGGAAAACGCCATGGTGACCCCTTCGCTGCTACTGGGGAACTCAGCATAACGACTGCTCCGCACCTTCCGCTTTCCATTGACGAAGATTTCAATCACGCTGTCATTAGACGAGCTCGATGTTGATGGCTTGTAGTGGAAACAGACCGTATTCACCTGATTGAGCCGCAAGTTCCCTTCATCCTGCAGCTTCGCTGTTTCATTCCCATAGGCAATCGTGTAATCATAACTGCGCACATGGTATTCGAAGTCAACATACGCCTTTGACTTTTTGAGAGAAATGCCGCAATATGGATAGTTCGTGCGGACGATGATGGAATAATCCGTATTAGAAGATGTGTCATAGTACAGGAAGAAATCGAACTTGCAATAGAGCTCTTGCGGGTATGTGGGAAACTTCACACCTTTTTCTGTGTTTGGCTGCCAGAAACCGACGCCCGTCCGGCTGCACTTCTCGTCCTCCACGAGCACGCCGCTTGTCGTGTCGAGCAGTCCTGGAAAGCCGGGATTCAGATACTTGAAGCTCACGAGCTCTTCGCCTCCTCGTCCACGACGATCGTGCCCTCGGCCTGCAGCTTGACGCCCGTGTCGCTCTGCGGTCGCTCGTCCTTCGAGCAGCCTGCCCGCACCCAGAACACGTAGTTGACGTTGACGTCGCAGCCTTCCTCGACTTCGACTTCGTCCTTCCAGGTGAGGCTCTTGAGCGCTTTCGCCGCATCCGTCTCGGAATAGCCGTCAATGGCGAGTTTCCACATGCTGGCATTTTCACCGATGAACTTGAGTTTGATATTGCCCTGCTGCTTGTAGCCGGTCGGGATGCGCAAAGCACACTTGATGGCTTTCTGCTCTTCCTTCGCGGCATCAAGCGAGGCGGAGATGGGCGCAAGCCCTGTGCCATTCGAGACGAGCGTGCCATCCATGCCCATCACTGTGGGATTGTTCGTGTAGATTTGAATGAGGTCTGCCATTTCATATCCTCCAAAATTCCAAAGTTGCCTGCACCGCCTTGCTCGAAAAGTGCGGCACGTATTCGTAACTTTTGACGATGACGCGCACGTTTTCCCAGACATCGCCCGCCTCGTCTGTCACATCGACGGGAGTACGCTTGTCCCAGTAATCGACAAGTTTCCGAAAATCACGCTTCCGCAGACGGACGGTACAGGAAATCTTGTCGCCTGCCGCGACATGTCCAAAGTCCTGCACGGCCACGCCGCCAATGATTTCGACCAGCTGCTGGCGGTCATCGGGAACGACCTGCCAGTTCTCCGTTTCAAGCGTCTCGATGTCACCAATCGCGATATGTATTTTCATCATCCCCCAATGCCTGCTTGACGGCCGGCTCGATGCGGTCAGCCACCTGGTCAGCGAGATAGCGCATGCCCTCGCTGTCTGCCGTGACGGCGTTCTCTATGCTGACCTGCACCGTGACCTGGCGGTTGTCCGTTACGCTCGGCTGCGCCTGCCCACTGTCATCGCCTTGCGCAATCGGCGCATCTGCCAGCCGTTCCATCGCCTGCGTGAGCGGCTGAAGCTTCTCGCCCATCAATTCGCCGTAGCCGTTCGCTTCCATGTTCTCCCAATACTGCCGGTTTCGTTCCTCTTGCTCCTGCTGGATGACGGACGGGTCGCGAAAGTTCGGCAGCAAATTCTCGAGCATGTCCTGCCGTGCCCGCTGGAAGCCTGTCAGCTGCTCGGGCGTCATCTGCAGATCGTCCATCGTGAAGCCGTGCGCCTGCTTGTAATACTCGGCCAGGCCGCGCTGCCCGCCTTCGAGGTAGGCTTGGAATTCTTCTTTCTGCGACTGGAGCACTTGCAGCGCGGCGTTGCGCTTCGCGTCGAGCTTTTCCTTCTCCGCCCATTCGGTCGCCTTGACCTCGTCCAGCCCTTTCTGAATCCACGCCTGCTTCTCACGCTCGATATCGTCCAAGCGGTTTTGCAGTTCCGTTTTCCAGACGGCATCGACCTTCGACGCGACCTCGCTCTCGAACGCCTGCATGACTTGCGCTTTGCTGGCCTCGGCCCATTCCGTCGCGCTGACTTCGTCGAGCCCCTTCTGCCGGTAGGCCGCGGCCTCGCGGTCGATATTCGCGAGCTTGTTCTCGAGGTCGTTGCGATAGATGGCTTGCGTCGCGTCCACGACGTTTCGCTGGAAGTCCTCGTAGATTTTCGCCTGCTTCGCGATCTTGTATTCGTCAAGCAGGTTGACGTCCGCGCCTTTCTCGCGGAACGATTCGATTTCCTTGTCCACGGCATGGAGCGAGGCTTCGAGCTCGTTGTGGGTGAGCGTGTACAGTCTTTCCGTCAAGTCGGCGTTCGCTTTCGCCGCTTCTTCCGTGGCTTTCGCGGCCTCTTTCTCCGCCTCGGCACGACGCTTCGCTGCCGTCGCGTTCTCGAACTCGGCGTTCTTGTTTTCCTTCGCGGCTTCAGCGGCTTTCTTCTCGGCCTTCGCTTTCTCTTTGAGCGCCTCCTGCTCTTTGAGATACGCCTGATACTCGTCCCCATACATCCGGTCGAGCACGGCCCCGCCGATGAAGGGGATGCCGATGAGCGGCCCGGCCATCGGGTGGTTCTTCACGAGCCATTCGTTCGCCTTGGCGTGATCGCTGACTTTCTTGATCTGCTCGCCGACGAACGTCGCGACCTCCGCGACGCCTTTGAGCGCCGTTCCCCAGCCGAGGATGGCTTCCTTGATGTCGTCCTTGTGCTCGGAAATTTCCTGCACAAGAGCGCGAAACGCATCCGTCACCTCGGGCATGAGCTCTTTCGAGACGGGCAGGAGCGCTGCGCCGATCGCGCCCTTGAGCTGCCCGAGCTCCATCTCCATCTGCTTCCATTCAAGCCACGTCTGATGGCTTTCCTCTGGATTCAGCAGGCCCGTCGTTTTGACGTTCGCCGAGATCTGCATGAGGTCTTGGTACTGCTCGAGAAGCGGAACGAGCGCCGCGCCACGCGCACCGAGGACTTCGGCAGTGTAGGCTTCTTCCTGCCCCATGTCAACGGCGTATTGGTAGCCCTTCGCGAGCTCGGCTAACTGCTCGTTGAGCGGCAGGAGATTGCCCTGCTGGTCTTGGATGGTAACGCCGAAGCGGGCGAGCGCTTCCGTCGTTTCGTTGCCCGATGTTCCAGCCGACTCGATTTGCTTGTCGAGCTTCGCGATGAGCGGGATGACCGTCATCACGTCCATGCCAGCCAGCTGGAACGTGCGGTTGAGTTGCGCTGCTTCGCCTGCCGAGGCATGGAGACGTTTCGAGAGGCGATAGATATTTTCGCCCGCCTCCATCGCGCCCTTTGTCAGCGTGAAAAGGCCCGCGCCGGTCGAAACGGCTGCCATGACGGCAGCAGTCTTGGCGTTGAGCAGGGAGAAGCCGTTCGAGAGCTTCGTCAGACCTGTATGCGCCTGCGCAATGCCGCGCTGCATCCTTGCACCAAACGTCCCCGCTTGCTGGCCTGCCGCCGCCATCTGCTGGCCGAGCGTGCCGTAGGCCTTGCCGAGCCGCCGCAGTTCCGCTTCCGTCTGCGCGACGATCCGCTGCTGCTTCAGAAGATTCGTCTCGGCACGGCTGGCCGCGCCGCTGTCCATGCCGCTCGTCTTCTGTGCATCCTTGAGGACAGCCGCGAGGATTTCTTCTTTCTGCCGCTGGATGTCGAGCTGCCGGTTGATCGCCTTGTACTTGACCTCGACCTTGTCGAGCTCCGTGCCTGCCTCGTCGAGCTTCGTGAGGTCGATGTCCATGCGGAGCTTCAGCTGGGTTTCCTTGCTGTTCAGCCGCGCCATCGCCTGCGAGACGGTTTTGCCCGCCGTGTCGAAGTCGAGTTGCAGCTGGGCGATGTCGAGCCCGAGGCTCAAGTAAAGCTCGTCAATTTTCTGTCCGCGTTTCGCCATGTCACATCACATCGTCGATAAATTTTGCGTGGCCTTCCGTGCGTGACAAGCTCATGACGTACAACTGGTCGAGCAGGAAGGCGATCTCGTGAGCGTCGACCTGCTGCATCGTCCAGCCGTAGGCGGATTGCAGCCGCTCGTAGTAAAGAAGCAAATTTTGATACGGGGAAAGATTCAGTCCTCCTTCCCCGCCGCCGCGTTTGGGAGCTTCACCAGCTTCGCGAATGTCTGCGTCTGGAGCCAGCCGAACAGGTCGCGGGTGAACGGCACGACGTCCGCGATGTCGAGCGTATCCTCCACAGATTCTCTCGTGGCCTCTGGCCGGCCGAACGCCAGCACGATGAGGTCGATGTGCTTGTCAAGAAATTCTTCCATGGTCAAATGGCTCTTGTCCTCGTCGAAAAACGCGAGGAACGCCCGCCAGACGCGCATCTTCGGCGGGGCGGGTTTGATAGCTTTCCCATTGATAACCAACTGCGGATGCAGCACTTTTTCGTCCATGATGCCCTCCTCAAACCGTCGTGTACCACTTCGCGGCGTTTTCTGCCGTGAAGCCGGCATCCTCGTCATCAGCGTAAGTGTAGCAGTTGCCGTCCGACAGGCGATAGATGGCCTTCGCGGTCAGCGTCGGCGTCTGGTAGGAAATGTTCTCCTCTTTCGTCGAGCCCTTGATGGACGGCTCCTGGAACTGCACCTTGTAGAATTTCATGTACCGCGCCTTGCCGTTGCGCTTGTCCGATTGGAACAGCACGGCGAAATAGGGCGCGACGTCATCCTTGTTCGCGACCATCACACCGTTTTCGTAATGGTGGCCGAGCAGGTAGGCCGTATAGGCGAGCGGGAGCGCCGCCGTGTCGAACGTGAGCTCGTATGAGGCCGTGCTCGATGCCGTGTCGATGGACTGCCCGTCCGCGTAGAGGTCGGCCTGGCTGTTCGACGGCTTGATGTCGATGCTGCGCAGCACCTTGCCGAGGTCGACGGGCTCGTCATACGTCGCGCCGCCCGTATCGTCTGCGAGGAGCTTCGCGACGTGCAGCCGCTGGATGCTGATGAACTGGCCGCTCGTGAGGCGGCTCGCCGGCCGCGTGACCGTGGCCGTGGTGTCTTTCGTGTCTGCCATTTAGAGAATGCCTCCTGTTCCTGTCCGGTAATCGATGGCCATGATGAAAAGCTGTCCCTCCGCAAATTCCACGCTCTGCGCCCGGACGAAGCCGATGCCGACCATCACTTTTTGAATCTCTCGGAGGATGCTCTCGAAGTTTCCGTCTTTCGTGAGAATATGAATGCGCACCGTCACGACGCGCTCCCGTTCCTCGCCGTCCGCCATGACGGCCGGCACGTCCGAAATGACGGAATACACGAGGATGGGATAGCTGCCCGCGTCCGGGCTGCGCATGGGATAAATACAGCGCCCCCGGCGGTCGTGCGCAAGAAGCGCCGTGAGTTTCTTCGAGCGCGAGAGCGCTTGATAGACCTGTTCCTTGATGTTCATTTTCGTCGGATCGCCTCCCGCACGCGCTCGATGATGATATCCTGCACGGCCTTGCGCTTCGCGTCGAGCGCGGGATAAAGAAACGGCCTGCCCTTCGGACTGAATTCCACGATTGTGCCGTAGAACAGCCCGTCCTGCGCCTGCGCATCCGCGACGATGTAGCATTCCTTGCCGCCCTTGCCTTTCACCACATGGATGGATTTCTTCAGTGCACCTTTCACGACGCGCCGGTCGCGGCCATCATAGACGGGACAGCGCCGCCGCGCTTCGTCGGCCACGACCTCCGCACCATCGGCCAGCGCCGCTTTTGCCGCTTCCATCGCCTGCTCGCCGAGCTCTTTGAGGATGGTTTCTGCCCTTTTGAATTTAGCCATCTTCCACCATCTCCTTCGCTTCGAGGATGAGGTATTCGCGCTTGCCGTCCTTGCCGTACGGCGGCGCAACAAGCAGGAGCGTCTTGCCCGCCCAGCGCAGGCGGTCGGTCGTGCGGATGTCCGTGCGATAACGCATGGCGATGCGGTAGCCGACCTCCGGCGCTTGCTCCGTCGCGCCGTCCTTGATGGTTGCAGAATACGGCAGCACTTTCGCCCATGTGGTGAAAAGCGGCTGCCATTCCGACGTGATGAGATTGCCCGCATCATCGATCTCTGTCACAGCCCGCTCGACGGTCACGCGATGGCGCAATTCGCCGATGGTGACATACATCAGAATCCCTCCTCCCGGACGCCCATGAGCAAGTTGCGGAGCGTCAGCACGAGCGCGTGATGGTCGGCTTCCTCGCGGTGCTCGTAGAGATAGGCCAACGTGTAGAGCACGGCGGCTTTCGCCGTGCCGCCCGATGCATCGAAGTGTGTTTCATCTAATCGAGAAACATCCTCGCAGAGCCGTTGCGCTGCCCGCAAGAGCTCGTCAATGAGCGCATCTTCGTCATCGCTATCCACGCGCAGGTACGTTTTCGCTTCTGCCAGATCGGCAATCATAGGCATCCCCTCTCTTTCTTCCAAATCAGCGAACGTCAGCCGTTCGCTTTCGCTGCCGCCGTGCCCTTGATTTTCAGGAGCTTCACCGCCTCGGGCAGGATGAGCTTGCCGTCGACGCGCTCCTTCATGACGTAGCCGACCATGCCGTTGCCCGCGAAGAGCTCTTTGAGCTCCTGCAACGTGCGCGTGCCGCGGTCGCCGATGTTGTAGTAGCTGTAATCGCCGAACGCGAGCACCGCCGCGCCCGCCTCGACGGTCGGAACGTACGGCGAGGTGTAGACGGCGTAACCCATAAGGCGGTCGGGTTCGCCCACCTGGTACGACGGCTGCCAGAGGTAGGCGTTGTTGTTGTCCTTCAGCTTGCGGATGACCGCAAGCGTCTGGTCGTTCACGAGGAACGAGGCGTTGCGGCGGTACGGGCGCTTCAGCGAGTAAATCAGCGAAATAAGGTCATCCGACGCGATGTTCGCCGTGCTCGTCGTGACGCCCGTGTCCGCCATCTGGAACAGGCCTTTCGGCTTCGCCGCGCCATCGCCGTTGAGGAACGCATCTTCCTCGGCGTTCGCGATGGCCTTGCCGAACTGCTCGATGATGTAGCTCTCAAGGTTGAACGCGTTGTCGTAAAGCAGCTCCTCCGTCACCTTGATCGCGACGTGGAGCTTGTGCGCGTCGAGAATGATCTGGTCGAACGTCGCGTCACCGAACGAGAGCGCCCCGCCTTCCTCAATCCAGCTCGCGGCCGGCTTCGTCGCGGCGATGTTGATTTTGCGCTCCCCGCTCGTCGTGAGCGACGTGCCGAGCGTGCGCATGACGTTCTCTTCCGTCAGCACATCGACGAGGCGGCTGTCCATCTCCTCCGGCACAAGGTAGCCGCCGTCCGTGTCGACGCCCTCCTGCAGCACGTCCGACACCTTGCGGAAACGGCTGCGGATAGCGTCCATCACCGCATCGTGATAGGCAGATTTCGGACGCTCCGCCTTGCCGCCCGGCGCGTTCGTGATGGGCGCGGTCGCGGGCTGAGCGAGCTCCTTGTCGATTGCCGCCTGGCGCTCGAGGCGCTCGATGTCCTTGCCGAGCGCCACGACATCCGCCTCCATGCGGTCGTAGGCCGCGCTGTCTTCCAGCGAGAGCTTGCCGTCCTTGCCCGTGTGCGTGTCGAGAAAAGCCTTCGCGGCTTCCCAGAGGTTTGCGCGTTTCGCGCGAAGTTCCATGATGTCCGTCATTGTGTACTCCTTTCGTCAGTGCAGAATCAGCGAGAGACGCTTTTTCAAAACATCTGCTGAAACTCGGTTATCATCCATCGGCTGCGGCTTGTCCGCTTTTGCCGACATTCTTGCTTTCAGCTTGTCGAGGAACGAGGCCGTCACGGCCCGGCGCGAAAACAGCATGGCTTCCGTGCCACCCGCAAGTTTCTCCATTTCCTGCGACTCGTCCGTGAACAAAATCTTGTCCGCGAAGCCGAGCTCCACGGCCTTTTTCGCGTTCATCCAGCACTCGCCGTCCATGTAATCCGAGAGCACGGCGCGGTCGAGGCCCGTCTTGAGCTCGTAGGCATTGAGGATGCTTTCTTTTGTCTCGGAAAGCATCTCGATCGCCGCCTGCATTTCTTTCGCATCGCCGACCGCGACCGTGCTCGGGTTATGAATCATCATCATGCCCACGGGCGAAATCTCGACCGTTGTGCCGGCCATCGCGATGACGGACGCCGCCGAAGCCGCGATGCCGTCGATGCGCACCGTGACGTTGCCTGCGTACTCCATGAGCATATTGTAGATTTGCGCCGCCGCGAACACATCGCCGCCCGGCGAATTGATCCAGACCGTGATGTCCCCCGCGCCGCCCGCGAGCTCCTCACGAAAAAGACCCGGTGTGACTTCATCGCCATACCAGGTCTCCTGCGCAATCGTGCCGCAAAGCAAAAGCGTGCGAGCGCCGTCCGCGTCCCGCACCCAGTTCCAAAATTTACGTTTCATAGCGTCCTCCTCTCATTTTCCCTCTTGCCAAGTGATAACTTTTCAGTTATCATAGAGACAAAGGCGGGATATGATGTACAAAATCTATTTTTACAAAGACAGCCGCGGCCGCCAGCCCATCAAGGAATACCTGATCGAGCTCGCCAGCAAGAAAGACAAGGACAGCCGCATCAAGCTGAAAAAGATTCACGAATATCTCGAAGTGCTGGAATCCAACGGGACAAGAGCCGGCGTGCCCTATGTGAAACGTCTGGATGACAAGATCTATGAGCTTCGACCGCTTGCCGACCGCATCCTGTTCGCCGCATGGGTGGGAAACCGCTTCATCCTGCTCCATCACTTCGTCAAGAAAACGCAGAAGACGCCGCCACGCGAAATCGAGCAGGCGCGTCGCAACCTCAAAGCATTTTTAGAAAGGGAGGATTCCGATGAAGAATGAACATCTCGGTGACAGCTGGAGCGACCTCCGTAAAGAGCTCTTCACGCCGGAGGAAATCGCTGCGTGCGATCTCAAAGTCGCGGTCATCAATGAAATCATCAAGGCACGCGAAGAGAACGGCCTGTCCCAGCGCCAGCTGGAAAAAATCAGCGGCGTGAAGCAGCCCGTCATCGCCCGGATGGAAAAAGGCACGTCCACCCCGCAGCTCGAGACCATCCTGCGTCTCCTCGCCCCGCTCGGCAAGACCTTGAAGGTTGTCCCCATCGAACCCGCAACGGCATCGGTCTGATGCCGTTTTTTATTGCCCCGCATCCGTGGGCTTTGCAAACAAGCCAGCGTCGCGAAGCTTCGTCATGTTCCCGTTGATGAGGTACGTATCGCCGCCCTCCTCGGCGGGAATCGGATTCATGTCCTCCATTTCGCGGATATCGTTCGCCGAAAGCCAGCCGTTCTGCCGCCCGACCGCGTAGCCCTGCATGCGGCTCTGGTAATCGCCGCGAAGCAAACCGTCCACGTTGAAGCGGATGAAATAGCGCTTTCGTTCCTCCGGCAGCAGCAATGATTTCTGGAGCGCCTGCTCCCAGCGTACAACCCACGGATTCAATGTGTATTTCACGAACTCGAGCGACTGCTGCTCGATGTTGGAAAAGCTCGATTTGTCGAGGTCGCCGACCATGTGCGGCGGGATGCGGTAGAGCCGTGCGATCTCGTCCACTTGGAATTTGCGTGTCTCCAAAAACTGTGCTTCCTCGGGCGGAATGCCGATCTGCTGGTACGTCATGCCCTCCTCGAGCACCGCGACCTTGCCCGTGTTCGCCGCGCCGCCGTAGACGGCCTGCCAGCTTTCGCGGAGCTTCGCTGGGTCTTTGAGCACGCCCGGATGCTGGAGCACGCCGCCCGGCCGCGCCCCGTTCGCGAAGAACGACGCGCCGTATTCCTCGCACGCCAGCGTCATGCCCACGGCGTTCCGCGCCATGGCAATCGGCGAATAACCGATGAGCCCGTCAAAGCCGAGGCCGGGAATATGCAGTACGTCCTCGGCAGGAAGCACGACTTCTCCTCCACGCTTGAAGTTTGGATTTTCATCCGTCACGCGCTGGTAGGTGTAATAGAGCCGCCCGTCCTCGTCGCGGTTCACGCTCATGCGGTTCGGCAGCAGCGGGTAAAGCCCCGCCACGCGCCCCGCCCGGTCGCGCAGAATCTGCGCATAGGCGTTGCCCCACAAGAGCAGATGCACCATGAGTGTCTCGCGGAACACGAACGACGTCATCTCAGGATTCGGCGCATCGTGGAGAATCGAAAAGAGCGGATGCCCCGGCACGCGCTCCCGCCCCGCGCCGCGATACGCATACACATGGAGCGGCAAGCCCGCAATCGACTCCGCAAGGATACGCACGCAGGCATACACCGCTGTCGTTTGCATCGCCGTAAACTCGTTGACGCGCTTCCCCGCCGTCGACCGTCCGAACAGGAACGGCGCTTGCGAAAAGCGGTATACGTTCTGCGACTTGTCGCGGGTGTGGAAGATGGATTTCAAGAGTTGAAACATAGGCACCTCCTAATTTTTGGAACGACGAGAAGCACCGCCCTTTCGAGCGGTGCCGCTGTGTGTTTGCAGGTTTCGGCTTCAGAACTTCTCTTCGACGCTGAGGTGCAGGCTGCGGAGGTCATTCGTGAGCTTCGCGCCGCGCTCGATTTCGTCCGCCGCTGCGAGGAGCTCGTCCATCGCGGGCTCGCCGCCCATGCCGCAAATGTTGGTGTGGATTTCGATGTCGTGCACCCTGATGCGTTTCCGGAGGTCGCTCTTTTCGAAGTTCGGCCTCTCGAACACCCGGATGCTGATGTAGCTGCCCTTCCTGCCCGTGACCGCCGTGATGCGCTCTCCTTCGCGTTTCACGCTGAATCCGTAGGCTGCCGCCTTGGCTTCGATGATGCTGTTGAGTTCCTGTCTGGTCATGTGAATCTCCTCCTGTTCGTGTGTTCGTGTTCCCTTCGGCATGTCTATATATCACTCTAAAGCACACGAATAGCAAGCGATTCCGCGTGTATACTCAACGCTGCGGCTTCCGAAAAAAAAGATTGATTTTTCTCGCTGGAGCAGGTATCCTACAATCAATGATATGGTTGCTACGAGCGGCTGCAGCCTTCCCCTTCCGCTGGGGACGTGAAACATCCAACGGAGTCGACCGTCTGTGAAGGTAGGGGTATTCACCGCTGCTCATCCAAGGAAGACGTTTCTGCGCCTCCCTTTTCCATGCGTTCCATGTGTAATGGATAGGAGATGCTATTTATGAAGAAATTTTCCTTGTTGCTGGTGTGCGCGATTGCCATCGTTTCCCTTTGGCAGTTCGCAGCACCACAGAAGGCTTCCGCGCAAGACTACTGGGTCTACGGGACAGAGGATGGAACGAGCTACTGGGTAGATAGCGACCATGCATGGACAATCCGGGGCGGAGAATGCTATGGCCTAATGAAAACAGTTGTAGATAGGAAATGCGTAAATCTCAACGGATGGACTTTTTATGCCGATGAAGGGTACCTTTGGGCGAGTTCAGGAAACTCCGGATTTGCAATTCACGCCGAACCACATCATTGTGGAAATGAAACCGTTTATGATCGGCCAGAATTATTAGCTTTATATCATTGGCTACGGCAAAATGCGCATGCCAAACAATCAAAATTAGATTAATCGAATAGCCGCCCACTGAGGCGGCTTTTTTCATGCCCTCACAGCACCACGACGCCTCGCTTGTCGTACACGCTCTCGCCATCCTCGTTGCCGCAGCGGATGGCGCGGTCGAGGGCCATGATAAGCGCGATGGCTCCGTCGATTTTTTCCGTTGACTTCTGCTTGTCGGCCTTGATGTTGCCGGCCGGATCGGTGCGGATGAAAATGTTGTCCATGTTCCACCGCAGGACAGGATGACCGCCGTGGGCGATGCGCTGCTCGAGGACGAGCTTCATGAGCTCTTTTGTCGGCGGGGACATGGATGCGAAACCCTGGCCGAACGGCACGACGGTGAAGCCCATGCCTTCGAGGTTCTGCACCATTTGCACCGCGCCCCAGCGATCAAAGGCGATCTCGCGGATGTGGAAGCGTTCGCCGAGCCGCCCGATGAACTGCTCGATGAAGCCGTAATGCACGACGTTCCCTTCCGTCGTTTGAAGGACGCCCTGCCGCTGCCACGTATCGTACGGGACATGGTCGCGCCGCACGCGCAGGTCGACGTTTTCCTCGGGAATCCAGAAATACGGCAGCACGACGAAGCGCTCGTCTTCCGTGCGTGGCGGGAACACGAGCACGAACGCCGTGATGTCCGTCGTGCTGGAAAGGTCAAGCCCGCCGTAGCAGACGCGGCCTTCAAGTTCCTGCTCGTTCACAGGAAACGCGCAGGCATCCCACTTCGCCATCGGCATCCATCGGATGCTCTGCTTCACCCATTGGTTCAAGCGCAACTGCCTGAAAGCGTTCTCCTCGCCGGGATTCTGCTTCGCCGACTCGCACGCCGCCTGCACTTTGTCGAGCCCGATCGTGATGCCGAGCGACGGGTTCGCTTTTGCCCACACCTCGGGAGCCGTCCAGTCGGCCTCGGCGGGCGCTCCGTAGATGACGGGATAAAATGTCGGGTCGTGCTTTCGCCCTTCGAGGATGTCCTGCGCTTTCTGGTGCGTCTCGTAGCAGATGGACTGCGTGTCCGTCCCCGCCGTCGTGATGAGGAAATACAGCGGCTGCATACGAGCATCGCCCGAGCCCTTCGTCATGACGTCGAAGAGCTTCCGGTTTGGCTGCGTGTGGAGCTCGTCGAACACCACGCCGTGGACGTTGAAGCCGTGCTTCGAGTACGCCTCGGCGGAGAGGACTTGGTAAAAGCTGTTCGTCGGGAGGTACATCATGCGCTTCTGCGACGCGAGGATTTTCACGCGCCGCGAAAGCGCCGGACACATCCGCACCATGTCCGCCGCGACCTCGAACACGATGCTTGCCTGCTGCCGATCCGCCGCGCAGCCGTACACTTCGGCGCGTTGCTCCCCGTCACCGCAGCAGAGCAAGAGCGCGACGGCCGCGGCCAGTTCACTCTTCCCCTGCTTCTTCGGAATCTCGATGTACGCCGTGTTGAATTGACGGTAGCCGTTCGGCTTCAGCACGCCGAAAATATCGCGGACGATGCGCTCCTGCCAGTCGATGAGCTCGAACGGCTGCCCCGCCCATGTGCCTTTCGTGTGGCAAAGGCTCTCGATAAACGCCACGGCGAAATCCGCCGCAGCCTTATCGTAGTGCGAGGTCGGTTGCATGAAGCGCGTCGGCTCGTAGTTTTCCAGCTTTTGCAAAATCCCATCGTCCTTCCTAAACCGCCCATCAAAAAAGCCGCCCGACGAGCGGCTTGCTTTATCTCCGAACGAGCAAGCAGGGCCTCTCGGCCCCGCCCACTCGGGTGCTTTCGTGTTCAGTTCAGCTTCTGGCAGATGGCCAGGAGCGCCAGCTGTGCGCCTTCGGTCTCGGGCTCGATGACCCAGCCCCGGTCGTAGTTCAGCACCACCTCGCGCCCCTTGCGGATGCCGAGCTTGCTGATGCGCCCGCCCTCGATGCCGTACTCCGAAGGCTCGTCGAAGTGCTTGGCGTCGTAGGTGAAGGTCTCGTTTTCGATCTGGATGGTTCCGTGCGTGTACATGATGGGTTGCTCCTTTCTGGCTGCAGGTGTGTTTCCTTCTTGCATGTCTATATATCACTCTGCGGGCCGGAAATAGCAAGCGGATTTGTGTGTATACAATCGAACGGTGCGACGAGGAAAGGACCCGCAGGCCCTTCCCGTCCGGGTGGTTGTTCGGCTTCAGATGCTCAGCTGGATGGCGTTGAGCTTCCGCTTCTCGGTGCTGCCGATCTCGGTGAAGCGGTCGTTGATTTTGACCATCCCGTCAATCTTCGCGCCCTTCGCCGTGAAGGCCGCGAGGTTGTCGAGCAGCCCCGAGGCGCTGCAGGAAATCGTGAACTCGCGGATGCCGTAGGCTTTGCAGGCCTCGAGGATGCCGTCGACGTCCTCGTCCCAGATGACGTCGTGGAAGTCCGGCAAGTCGTTGCCCGCCTCCAGGCTGAAAAGGTACGCCCTTGCGAGCGTGCCGTTCATGCCCAGTTCCTTCTGCGTGGGGCAGGCGTGGTTCTTGAAGATGGCGTCCAGTTTCTCGATGTGCGTTTTCATGGCTTTGTTCCTCCGTTCAGAATGTGGTTGTTCGGCTCGGGGCTTTTCCGTTCCCCATGTGTATTAATCACTCTGAACGGGATTTATAGCAAGCGGTTTTGCGTGTATACAAGAAAGGAGCCTTGCGGCTCCTCTCGGCGGTCGGCGGTGTGTCCCGCCTTGGTTCAGCGCGGGTTCAACGGCGGCTCTCGCGGATGGTTTCGCGGATGGCTTCCCAGAGGATGTCCTCGTCGAAGCCCATGTCGCGGTAGCCCGCGAGGCACGTCTCGACGTAGCGCAGGGAGGGCTTCCCGAGTGGGCGGCCCGGCTGCATCACGTAGAGGAAGCCGCGCCCGCTTTCTTCCTCGACCTTGTCGTAGAAGGCCGGGTAGCCTTCGTAGCGATCGAGCGCGGCCTCGTCCTCAGGCGTGACCTCCCAGATCGCGACAGGCACCGAGCGGCCCTGCATCGGCTCGACCGTGAGGTACGAACCGGTCTTGCTCCCGCGAAAGAGCAGGCGGTAATCGGGGATGGCGTCCGTCTTGACGAAGCGGGCGCTCGGGCAGCGCCACGCCATCTGGGCGCGGTTCAGGTTGCTGCCGTAGGCGATGTAGAGTTTCTTTTCCATGGTTGGTTTCTCCTTTCCGAAGGGGATACCCTTCTACCACCTCAAGGCCGCTTTCGCGGCTCCAGGTGGCAGGAGGCTAGCTCCTGCGGCAGGTTATCTTCCGTGGCGGAAGGCGGTATCGCCTGCGAGGTTCCGCGTCAGGAAGTCGCGGGCGGTCTTGAATTCGTCCCCGATGAAGCCGAGGCGCAGGAGGAAGCAGCGGAAAGCGTACTTCTCGTTCGCGACCGGCTTCGCTTTTGCCGTCACGCGCTTCGCGTGCTTCGAGAAGGCGGCGAGGTGGGCGAGGAATGCGATG